AATAACACATCGCCTTTGTAATGAATCGCCCACGTACTGAACTTAGATAATAGCTTTTGGACAATGCCATAGGCAGCTCTTCCATCGGTATTATTTCCAACCTTACCATCGGTAATAGCTTCAACTAACGTCGTTTCTAAAGCCGAGAGATTATCGAGCACGACCAGATCATAATCTTTAGCCATATTATCAATTTCAGCAATAAATCCGTCTGCGTCATTATAGTCTGATAATTCCGGTTCTAAGACTGTCACTTCATTTTCATGACCAACTAGCGTGCTGTATGAACTGTCGAAACTGATCACGAGTTTCGTGCCTTCATGGCCTAGCACTAGATGCGTTTTGCCACTACCTACTTGGCCTAAAACCACATAAATATTCGCGCTGTTAGTAAAATTGACAACTTTTTTCATCTGATTATCTCCCTTGTTTAATCTTTAATCCAATTCCACCAACATCATGAAGCTTGCGATTAATAGCATCATCAGCATTGTCATCGGCGTTAGTGAACCAAAAGCCACCGGCTTGTTTTATTCTGTCTTTAATAACTTTGTTAATGCTTTGATAAAGAACTCCCAGTGTCCGACTAGCTTCGGCTTGTGACGGATACCGAGATACTTCCAATGTGACTAAATTGATTGCATAAACAGGTGACTTTGGCGCATTGTTTCTTGCCGTGTGCCCTAATTTGTCTCGGTATGCAATGTTTTCTTGATGTGTACACCAATTAAGGTTACCAGCGTTGTTGTTTGTTCTATCGCAGTCTTTATGGTTGACCTCCAGCATATTATTCGGATTCTGAATAAACGTCTGGGCAACTAGCTGATGAACTGATTTTGTAGTCCACTTCCCATCAATTTGAATTTTTACTTGCAGATAGCCTCTGTTGTTTTTGTATTGTTTTAAAACTCGCCCTTTAGTAAACCATGTTCTATTTTCGCTTGATGTAACCTTATCTAATGTGCGGACATTACCAAACGTTGATACTTCTATTCCTGTGTATTCAGGATGTGCTTTCCAAATTTCTGTTTCAGCCATGACTATTTCTCCTTTTTATCGTTTTCAATCAGTTTGCTGGCGTAGGCAATAAACTTCGTCCAAGATATACCATTTTTTTCTTTTAACGCTTTGAATTTCAAGAAGTCATCTTGATTAACCCTTAAAGTTGGGGTAATTGATTTTTTTGCCATTGTTTTTATTCTCCTCTTCTATTTGTTATTATCATTATACCGCGGTACGTACCGCTAAGTCAATAATTATTTAATTGATTATCAAACATTTTCCTTACTATTTTTCTTACATTAGAAATCAATGAGAAGACACTCTAGAAACACCGGTATAACAAGGTATAGTATATAAAGAATTATTATTTATTTATTCTCTTTAGTGTGTTGTTAGAATGTTAGAAAAATATCCTTGTTTTTTTGTAAATTTATTTATGTATACAGCAAAAAAACTCTAACTTTCTTACAAACCTTGGGACAGTAAGGATGCAAGTGTTAGAGTTTTTTTAGTTTTTCTTACTTTATAACAATTATTGGAGGAAGTTTGGTTCTTTTATAGCTATAATATAACACATTTATAGGATTCCTGCAATCATATCAGGCACAATAATGTCGATAGGTTGACTGTGCATCTTCTTGATTGACCAATCTGATAGATCATTTTTGAATACCGGTTCAGTCTTTCCGGATTCAATATCTTCAATCCGGTTAATCTCACCTTGCAATGATTCAATCATGTCTTGGCTATATTTTACGTTGACCACATCATATACGCGATAATTTAAACTTGATTTGTCAATAGCAACAATATAATAGTGCTCACGATCAGCCATGTTCAAATAAATCAGCGCTTGTGTTAAATAATGTGTGCTGTAAATCCAATCATCATATCCATTTGGACCCCAGACTTTGTCGAAGTCTTTAACAGTAACAAATTTATAATCAAGGATCGCGTCATCACTGATTAAATCGAAGCGTCCTTCAAATACCCCGTTATCTGCTTTCTGCTCCGTTTTAAAGTCTCCTTGGATAATTGAACCACGTATGTGTTTGGCAAGCTCTATCGAGCTGATAAGTGTCTTAAACGCTGCTTTAGTACCTGCCTCTTCAATTCCACGGCGATAAATTGATTTTTGCTCGTCTTCGGTAAGTTGAGGCTTTTCACCAGCCAATTCGGCATGAGCAACTTTACCATATACCAAAGCGTCATTCGGTTTAGTGTCGTAAGCTTCGGGATCGTGTAGAACGTAATGCGCATAGGCGCGTGCTTCGTTTTCTAAATATCTTGAAATTCTCGTAAAGCTATATGATGTCATACTAATATCCTTTCTTAACTCCTGTTGGTCAGGCACGCTCCTTTTCAATGAGTAGTCGTTCAAACGATTTTGCGTAGTTATCATTGGTATCAAAGATGCTGTAGATTAATTCTTGCAAATCTTCCTTATTGGCTGATGTAATAGCCATGTCAATCTGATAATTGATATCTTCGGGATCTCGTTCGTTAATTTCGACACCTAAAAGATCCCATTTATGCCACTCAATGTTGTCATTTGTGAATGGAGTTCTGATTTGTGATTCTGTACTTGCTACCATACCGTTTTCAATAGCCATTGCAGTAGCCCCCTTTTTGTTTTAGAATAACTGTATAAATTGTTTGTATAACTAGTTAATTCGATATTCGTCAGGTACAACTGATGAGTGTCTTTTTTATTGTCTTTTTTCATAATCTGCCTCCTAAAGCATGATTAAAATAACTAATGCTGCTGAGATAAATCCTAAAATATAAACTAGTAAATATTTCATAAATGCTGTATCTGTCATTATCCAATCCCCATTTCTTCCATTTGCTCTACTCAATCTAATTAACTCACCACCTTATTGTTGGTTCAAACTTAATACCAACATCTTTTTTCAAAATATTTCCAGTCTTTGGACTGAATTGATAGTGTGCATATTTGTCTTTTTTAAGCTTGATCACAACATGACCATCATTAGTCATTTGTTCAGATTCAATTTCGCCAACTTTATGTTCAATCTGTTTTTCAATGTCTTCTGGTAAGAATGTTCTTAGTTCGGAACCAATCCATCCTGATTTAATATCTTTGTGATAAAGCAATTCACCAGTAGCTGGATTGTATTTATATATTTTTGGCTTACTGTCGGTCTCAATATTTACCCATCCATCAGCACGCCAATAAGCAACTACATTATCTGCAAACTTGGATTTAATATATTGAGATAATTCATATATTGGTGACATTATTGTTCACTCCTTATTGTGTCATGGTATTCTGCTAACGCATGTACCGTTGACCATGTAGCATTTTCTAGCATTCCGTGGCCTTGGCGATAGTTGCTAATCATTTGGCGTGATATACCTGTTTTTTTCTCAATATCTGCCGCCTTGTAATCTCGATCATCAATAATACGGCCTGCCTTTTCTAATTCGTTCATGTTAATCCTCCTTTCTTTATTACAATTACATTGTACAATACTATTTACAATTTGTAAACCCAAATTTACAAAATAATCAAAATAAAAAAGCCCCAATCCAATTAAGGGCTGAGGCTTGATGTAATGTTTATTTAAATGTTCCCCAATAACTAGTCCGTTTGTTGCCATTGGCGTTACCAGTAGGAAGATACCCATATCCATTAGCGCGAGGCTGACGAATCCAGACATACCCACCAGAATAGCCGTAAGCATTGTACTTAACCACACTGCCTTTTTTCAGTACGGCCAAAAGTGGAGATTTAACACTTGCAGAACCAGATCTCAATTTAATACCCGCTGGATCAGTAATTGTGAATGTTCCAGTTTGTGCAATCCACTTAATTCCAGTTGATTGTGTGGCTGCTGGTTTACTTACTGCTGGTTTGGTAGCAACAGAACTGCCAGCGCCGTTAGCAATGTCTTTAGCCAGTTGTGTCTTATCAACGCCGATTCGTTTTAGTGCACCATATGGATCACTGTGGTCAGTGCCACCCAGATTATGTGATACCCAGTTATGAGTTTTAACACCATTACCGGCAGTATCTAGAGTCAATGGAATACCATATTTCTTAGCCATATTGCGTGCCAGCTCAATATAAGTATTATAAATACGCCGTTGTTTGGCAACGTCCGCAGATTCTTCCATCTCAATCTGCACTGGTGATAAACCGTTAACCCTGGGACCAGCGCCCCAAGCCACATATCCTGGTGTACCAACTTGATAAACGACTCCGTCACCGGCAATAAAGTGAACATAAGCTGTGTTCCACGTACGTTTTTCATATGCAGCGTTGTTTTTAGCGCTGGCACCCACATTAGCGGTTGAGTGTAAGATCAAATACTTATTGCTGGCCTTTTTGCTGGCGCCTTCTTTAGAAGCTAAAGCGAAACTTTTATCAATTGTATAAGCCATTATTTGTTACTTCCTTTCTTTAATACCAATTCGCTATCACTAGCGCCACTGGTAGTTGGATCAACCACAATCCCTAGCAATGCTAATAAACCAAACACAGCGTTAACTACAGCCGTGAGTTGAACACCTAAACCTGTAATGTCCCAGTTGTAACCAAACGGTGTAGCTACAGTTTGTGCCAACAATAAAACAGCCGGAACTAAAGCCAGCCAAAACTTCTTACTTTTAATTCTGATTTTCCAATTAATCTTCATCTTTATCACGTTCCTTTCTTAAGGATTCATTTTCTTTTCGTAATCGTTCATTATCGGTGGCTATTTTATCATATAAATCTGATAGTTCATCATGCTTCGTCTTGCGTTTGGATTCTAGAAAACTAAACCATGATACTAAGCCACCGATAATCACTGATATATACGGTGCAAATGCGACCAGTACATCATGTGTGTTACTATCCATGGCGTGTATCACTCCTTCGTGCACATATTAGCACAAAGGCTGTGATGATTGTGTTACTGATCCAACTTATATACACCCCTGTGGCTACCCAAATAACGAACTGATATGTGGTTAAGAAACCCATTAAAAAAGCCGTAGCTGTTAATAGCCTACGGTTCCATTTAACTGATTCATCCCCTTCAAACACCCATACTAATAATGTGGTGCCATCAAATACAAACAATGCACCCCAGATGTCATCGTTCACAAAATTAATTTCATTCGGCGGCCACGTAAAAAAATGATTATTAAGAATCAGCCACAAACCAATCACAATCATACCAACCCCTAGTACAATATGTGTAGGGTGGGTTCTAATTTTATTGATCAATATGCCTTACATCTCCTCCCATTGACTGATATTGTTTTTATGGTTTCTGTTTTGAACTGATATTCTTTAGCAAATTGATCAGTTAAATCTTTTTCAATTCTGTTAATCTCTGTTTTCGATAACCTTAACAAATCAATGCCGCAATGCCAATCCATTTATCTCTCATTTTTACCACTCCTAAGCTACGTAATCCGTGCCAGTTAATTCCTTGAAATCAGCAGCAGTAATATAGGCAACTGAAACAAATAACTTTAAATTATCAGCTGTATATAATCCCATTTTGTAGTAATTTTTTACATAATTTCCCATTATTTTGTACCTCCATCATTTGTGTTCGCACTTAATTGTGCTGTTGCCAACAACAATTGAGCGTTAAGTTGATCTTGTTGTGCTTGCTTTAACGTCAATTGTGCTAATTGAATATCTGTAGCCGTTGGTTTTGGTGCCAGTTCTGGATGTGCCTTTAAGTTAGCGGCTGTTTGTACATCCTGTGCTGCTTGCCATGTTGCCTGATCAGTACCGATCCACGTTGTGCCATTGAACGTTGATGGTTGATATTGACCATCTGGAACTTTTACAAATGTCTCGTTGCCAGACAACTCATAGTCGTCATCAACTAATTTAGTGCTGGTAAATTGCTTGTTACCGTCATACATATAAACTGCTTTTGTCATCTGTTTCACTCCTTAATTTTAAATTAATAAATCCATGCCAGTCAGACTGACCTTTTACCATTGTTTAAAAACTCATAAATAAAACTCCTCTCAGGCGTCGGCCTAATTTGGAGTAAATATAATCAAACACTCAGCATAAAGAAAGTGAATCCGGCAGCAGTAACGTCTGTGCCTGACTGATTATTAACCGTCAGTTGATTGTTCTTAATTCCAAGTACAAAATCTTTTTCATACAGTGAAACGTAAGTTCCTAATAAATAAGCACCTAATCCCAGATCAGGTAAACCGCAAACCGCTGTTGTCGTGTTGTTTTTAGCTGTTAAGTTATTAATATAACCTCGAAGCAACGTGAACTTTGGCCCTGCATCACTGCCGATAGTTCGATAAGCAACAGGAAAATCGGGGTCTGCTTTTGTGCCATTCAAATACGTAACACCCGTTTTAATCCAACCAGTATCTTTAAAAGTTTGAGAATCAGCAAAAGTACTTAACTGTGTAAAGTTGTTATTAATTGCTTCCGGTCCTTTTTCCATGCCTGTTACAATTTTCGTTAAAGTCATTATTTAATCTCTCCTTATCCATAATAAATCGCCTTATAACCACTAAAAGCTGTATAACTACCATCAGGCTGTAATGCTAGGCTTGTGCTATCTGCAAAACTCGTATCAGCGGTTGTTAGTTCAACAATACTATTAGCTGCCGTAGCACTAACTACTTCCTTTTGGTGCAAAATAAAAACGCCTAAGCTGCTGGGCGTTGTGTCGGGTTATCTCTGATTTTATTTAGCATTGTCATCACTTCCTTGATATTGCATTTTTATCAATAATCAAATTTCCTGTTTTCACCAGCGCCATATCTTACAAGATCAACGTGTTTTTTTGCTGGGTCAATGACTAATACATCCCAACAATCTTCTGTGACATCGTTTAACGTACGCTCAGGAGAAGTTGAATCTGGTGTTAACCGATTACTCGACGTGAAATGGTCAGGCTGTGATGAGGCTGTGCAAACTTCCATGAAGCCTTTCCCGTTTATTCCGATCTGATCAAAGTGCATATGTCCGTTAACGAATGCAATAAAGATGTGTGGTTGTTTAAAATTGCATGAGATATCTAGCGACTCATTGATGTAGATTGTTCCTGTTTTGAATGCTGCAATTCCAGCTTCAAGTACATCAGCACCTTGAATAATCGCTCCAGTCGTGAATGCACTATCAATTGGTACGTGTCCAAACATGAGCACTTGCCAATTTTTTTCATCATCGGATTTTTCGGAAAGATCAAGCGCGTGTTCAATAATCCATTTGAGTTGAACATCATCAATCCCTAATCTGTGTTGTTGCTCATTGTCAATAGCCGCGTTATTTATGAATATCATTCTGATTTGATGTTTGTCATCGTCAATATAACCGTACCCGTTGCCTGTTCCGTCATCAATCCACATTTTTTTGCTAGTTTGATTCCAATTCATACGCCGATTGAATTCACTGTTTGTAATCTCTGATATTGTCTTGTTAGTACCAGACCCATCGTGGTTACCACGAATTGTGACCCAAGGTGTTTGCGAAGGTTCCATTAATAGTTTTTGAGAATCGAACTTAGCGCGCATATTAGCCAGCGGAGATTCGTAGCTTAAATCTCCACCGTTGACGATATAGTCAAGCTGTCCTAAACGTTGAAGTTGGACAAGTGCTCGAATGTGTGAATCGTAGTTATGAACATCTGTTTGCCACGCAATTATCAGCTTGTCCGGGCCTGCTAAATTAATAACTTCATCGTTCACTCGTGAGATTTCAGCATTAACATATCCAGGAAGTGGTTCAATGATGTTTGAACCTTGTTTGGCTGAAAGCTTGATGAAACGATTATCAAATTGTACAATCAATTCCGTTGAAATAAAAAATGACGAAACGATAGTTTGAGATGTTGTTATTATTGTTGAAAAACTCAAGACAGAGAATGATTTTGTTTGTTGATTAAACACTAGTTTTAAGGTGTCGCCAGTGGTAGGAAACGGAATAACCAAATCAATTTGTTTTGGATTCCAGTCGGTATTGTAATAGTGCATATTTCCTGCGAAGAATGCTAAGCTGGCTGGAATGACAACTTGTTTATTCACAAAGTCGTAAGTTATTTTACTGTCTTTGTGAACAATGATGAACTTGCTTCCTGCGATATTTTTAGTATCAAGTGGCGCGCCATTTACAGTGTAGTCAAAATTGGCCGACACTCGCTGAACGGTTGGATAAGTGTTATACCGTGCTAGTATCACTTCGTCTGCTGTCATCAAATCTGTTTGATAAGTTGCGACAGCCCTAAATGCTTTTGTCTCTTGATTAAATAAAAGTATTTGTGTTGTGTTGCTGGAAAACGGAACCAACACATCAGACGCCAGTGGTTCATTGATTTTTTGACCGACTCCAACCAATGAACCTTTGCTGATCGTGATAATTTTGTTCGTAAAATCAAAATCAACAGGCTCGGTTGGAAGCAAATACGCACCACTTTTTGCAGGAGCGGCAATTTGTTTGTCCATAATGCTATTATTCGCTATACCGACTGATTGATATACGCCTGCATCAGTCCATACGTTATTTGCCCAAATATACTTGTGCCCGTTATCAGCTGCTACCATGATCCCATTAGCGCCGTTGGGATATTTTGCTTGAATGGCTGCTAGATTTGTAAACGTTTCAGGAACATAATCACCAGCGGGACCTAGATCACCTTTATCACCCTTATCACCTTGCGGCCCAGTATCGCC